CACCGCTGGCTGCTGTTCCGCTGTCCGGGCTTCCCGCTGGGTCCCAGTGAATCGGCAAACCACGAACTACTGCGGCCGTCGTCTTTGGTAGTTTGAACATGCCTTCAACGGCTAGTGAGCCCTTTTCACTGGCTGCGATGTCCGTAACCGCAACGCCAACGATTCCATTGAGCACAACCACATCGCCGCCGGTTACTGCACCAGACGGCGTATAGTCAATTGCCCCATCTTCCGAATATGTTCTTGCTGGCGTTTGCGCCATCGTAATCACTCCCGTTTCATGTGTTCTAAAGTGGCCCGCCGGAACTGCCCAGCGGGCTCATATCGTCATCGTCACAGAGTGACTACGTTGCGCCTTTGCTCATCAGTGCGTTGAGGTATCCGTCACCGAGGTCGCAACCGAAGTCGTGATACCCACGGAACTGGATTCCAAGCGTACTGAAGTCCGCATCTGCTGATTCGACTGTTGGTGTTTCCTGACCATTCAGGAACGACACAACAACTGGAGTGCCGGCCGACTTGTCGCCGAGCAAATACCAAGCTGTCGTGCTGTATCCACTGAACGAAGAATCGCTCAACTGATTCGCAACGATTGGCTTGTATTTGCCAGCGAATGTGTTGGTGTCTGACACCTTCACGCTGCTGTCATTTCGAGCCAAGTACAGGGCGTCGGCGATGGTTTCCAGTTCTGGTGGAACCAACAAGAACTTTGCCCGTCCACTGAGTCGCTTTGCACCATCGGCTGTCGGCGATGTGCGTTTCCGCCATGCCTTTTGACCGAGTCCAAGACCAACGCCATCCGTACCGAGATTCGTCGTGGAACCTTCGATATAGTTGGTTCGTGTTGCCGTGAAGATGGTTGCCAGATTCGCAAGGAATACTGTCCAGAACAACTCATTCAGTGCCAACGCTCCGCCGCGTCCGATGACGTTGCGAAGATCGTCAAGCACTTGCAAATCATCGTTGATGATGTCCTGCCGAGTGATCTGTCCCATCCTGGCGTAGGTATCGACCGAACGAGTGAACGACTCTTCGCCCAGCGTTCCGTGTTTGATCTTTCCGCCAGGACCCAGCTTTTCATACTTCATGTTGTCCAACAGACGGTAAGTCGTGCTGGTTTTGAAGTCGCTGGAACGTTTGATCTGTGCGATATCTTTCCACACAGAATCTTCTTCCATGTATCCTTCAACAGCCTCTTTGTTGGCGAGGTTTGAAAGAATACCCGGCAGTGAAATTGCCGTAAATGCCGCCTGAATGTTGCGGGGATCTGGGCAAGAGTACGCCAGAACTTCACGCAGGTTTGCGTCGGTAACTTTCGCACCAACTCCGACAGGCATTCCGTTTGCGGCTGCCGCCATCAGCATGACTTGCTGCAGACTTGCACCACGTCGGAACGTAGTGTGCGCGGCCTGCAGGGTCTTGTCGTCGAAATCCTTTTCCGTCGTGCTGATTCCGCGATGCATGCACAATGCGGCTTCCAGCATCTTCGGCATGTTCTCAGGCGATCCCTGAGCAGCGTTGAATGATGTCGGCCGAGTGCGTGAAGACAATTGATTCTTCTTCATCACTTCCAGTTCAACCTTGTCGATTGACCAGTCCTTGTCGATCGCAGTTGCGATGATGTCTGGATGTCCAGCCGCCTTGATCTGAATTTCATGCGATTTGCGGAACTGTTCCGCAATCATCTTTCGACCTTCGGCGAGTGACGCTTGTAAGTCGAGCATTGCACCTGCTGCTGCTGTTGGCGCAACAACTGGTGGCATTGCCGGAGCTGCCGGTGCAGCGGCGACTGGTGCCGGTGCTGTCATTGCCGCAAAACTGGTCTGCAAAGCAGCGGCAGCTTCCGGCGTTAGAGTTGCGGCATCGAGCCCCAAGCTCTTGCAATAATCTTCGAACGACATAGCTGCCGATCCTTTCAAAAACCGGCGAGCAGATGCTGCCAGATTCACAGAAGTTGTCGAGTCCGCCCCCATTGGAAGGACCGACGTTTCACGAAGCACGGAACGCCGTGCGATCACGCAAGGGCCGGTAAACGTTTGGCCGTTTGCTGTTGCGGTTTCACCCGCTGCAATGTCTTGTGATTCGAGAACCATCGCACCGATTGAAGCCTGCCATGTGTGCCCGGCTGCGGACTGTGCGAGTACAAGTTGAGACTTTGCGGATTGACCAGTCACGACGCCCTCAAGCATCAGCGAGCGGCCATCGTTTGCAATGTTGTCAGTGGCTCCAAGTGTTGCCTCAACTGACTTTTCATGATCAATTAGAATCGGAATCGAACCAGGAATTTCGAGCCCGGCAAGATCGACAACAACCGGATGTGGAAAGCCATCAACTGGAAGTAATCCGCCAGAATAGGCTTTGATCACAAACCGTTTTGGCTTGCCTTTGCCATTTGCCTTGAGGCGAAGAAATGCTGTGATTTCGAGTGGCTTCATACCGCAACCTCCGACACTGTTTGATCCTGCACGCCTCCGTCCATTGCATCTGTAATCAGTGCCGCGATACGATCCGGCGCGAGCCCAATAGACGCGAGCGTTTGCTCAGCCATCACCTGAGACATTTCACCGGCCGTGAACTGATCCAACGCTGACTTGATTCGTTTTTGATTGTTCGTGAACGCGCGTTGCCCGATGGTTGTGTATTCACCCTGCGGCAATGCGGCTGCTGCAGCCTGTGGTTCCTGGCCTGGTATTGGTTGACCTGTAGTCAATCCAAACGTCGCAGCGAAAACAGCCTGCTTGTAAACTTCAACTGGGACGCCAAAATCAGACGCAGCCCGCATCGATTCCGTATCCCAATCCTGACCGCGTCGCGCGTGTTCCGATGTTGGCGTTGACAGTCCAGACTTCAGTCTGATTGTGGCCGCGTTAGCTGAATCAACTGCGTCAAGCTCAGGCAATGGTGGCCAGTGCCAACGATGTTCGATTGAACTGATTGACGGCAGTCCGTCGAGTAGTCCGGGAATGTAGATCGCGGACTCAAGGAACCATCCGAAGATCGGCTCAATGAAGCTCCACTCGATTCGGCTTTGCTCGCATTGAACTTCCGGCTCCCATACATTTTTCATGTCGCCTTTGAAGCTGGAGAAGTTCGCGTCTTTGCCAGTGCCTGCCGCCAGCGTGTACGGCATGTTGGTACAACGACTGAAGCTCTGAAGAGCTTGTCGCTGGAACATTTCGTACAATGGCCCCGGCTGCTTCGGTTCAACCTGTCCGATTTCCCAACCGGCCGGGAGTGTTGTCAGCATGTTGCGAGTGAGTTCGATTTCGGCGAAGTCAGCAGGACTTGCCGATGGATCGATTGCAGGCGAATTGCTCTTGAGGTACATCGCGAAATTCGCGGCAGTCTCTGCAGAGTACAGCGTTGCGAGTTCCTGACGCCGCATGATCGGCAGCGTCTGAAGTGCTGGCGTTGCTCGCGGAATGCCACGAGTTTGGCCCGGACGATCGGCACGGAACAAGTGCAGAACTTCCCGCGATGAATACCACTCACCTTCTTGCGTTGCCTGATAAACGTTGCCACCTGGATGGTTGTTGTAGACGTAGATTTGTAGTTCGTTCGTTGATCGATCGAACCGAATGCCGTCATCTAAAAACTGATCGTTGTAGACTGATGCGTTCCAAGGATTCGCGATTTGATCCGCCTCAAACATCCGCAAATCAAGCGTCGGATTCGGCCACAACTGCGGACGATCAGCCCGCATCATGAACACTTCACCGTCTCGCCAGTATGCTTCCGTCGCTGTTCGCAGAGTGTCGGCGAGGTCAACTTTCGCAGCCCATTGGCGGAATGCTTTTTCAATTCGAGCGTTTGCTTCAGGGTTGTTCGTCAACATCTGCAGGCGCGGACCGTTTCCGACAATATGATTGACGGCTGTCCGAAGAATACCCGCATACCACGAGTTGTTTTCAGCCTCGTATCGCGACCGAATCCGAACGATTCTTCGCACTGCCGGTGAGATTGCGGCCCGTGCTGAAAGTCCGTCTGCCGCTGCCCAATGGCGACGATTATCAACGGT